TATCAAGGAAGAGAAGAGCGAACAGCAATGGCTAGTTGACAAGACCGAGAAGTTTTGTCAAGAGAAAGCCATCTATAATGCTGTTCTTGAATCGATTGGCATTCTTGATCAAAACTCCAAGTCTACAAAAGACAAGGGTGCCATTCCTCAAATTCTTTCCGATGCACTCGCAGTCAGCTTTGATAGTCATGTCGGTCATGATTATTTGAATGACTCGGATGCACGATATGACTTCTATCACAAGACCGAGAAGAAGATTCCGTTTGATCTTGATTTCATGAACAAGATCACGAAGGGTGGTCTACCAGCAAAGACTCTAAACATCTTTCTTGCTGGTACTGGTGTCGGTAAATCGTTGTTCATGTGCCATGTCGCATCAGCGTGTCTGGTTCAGGGATACAATGTTCTATATGTCACCATGGAAATGGCTGAAGAGAAGATTGCGGAACGTATTGATGCAAATCTACTCAACGTAACTCTTGATGACCTATCCTCTCTACCAAAAGATGTCTATGACAAGAAGGTCGAAAAGGTTCGTCGTAGTACAGTTGGTAAGTTGATCATCAAGGAATATCCAACTGCTCTTGCTTCCACCACTCATTTCAGAACATTGTTGAATGAGTTGATGCTGAAGAAGAGTTTTCGTCCAGATATAATATTCATCGACTACTTGAATATTTGCTGTTCAGCTAGAGTGAAACCCGGATCAAATATCAATTCGTATACCTATATCAAGGCGATTGCCGAAGAACTTCGTGGTCTGGCAGTCGAGTTCAAGGTTCCTATTGTATCGGCTACGCAGACAACCAGGTCTGGCTTTGCTAGCACGGATGTAGAGTTGACTGATACTTCGGAATCGTTTGGTCTTCCCGCGACAGCAGACTTCATGGCAGCTTTGATTTCTACTGAAGAGTTGGAAGCATTGAACCAGATCATGGTCAAGCAATTGAAGAATCGATATAATGATCCGACAGCAAACAAGAGATTTGTCTTGGGGATTGATCGTGCAAAGATGCGTTTGTATGATGTTGAACAATCTGCACAAGATGATATTCAAGATTCGGGACAACGGAAAGGAATCGATGATGCTACTGCAAGCAAGCTAATGAATTCTTCATTTGATAAAAGCAAATTCAAAAACTCAGGATTGAAGGTGTAATATGGCAATTGAAAATTACTATTATGAACTTGTTCAGCAGAATGATGATACGTTTACATGGAATGTAATTGAGACGCAAACCCAACAGACAATCGCAGCATTCATATTTGAAGACGATGCAATTTCAATGCTCATGCATCTCATGTCTGGTGGAGGCTTTGACGGATTCACGCCTCGCTTTTTTGTAACATAACATGTTCATCTTCAATACTCTCATTCTTCTTCTCAATGGCATAGACATACCAAAGGGTACGACAAAAGCCATTGAGTTGAAGAAGAGAGTATCAAAGTTGTTCGATAACGTAAAATTCAATATTGAAAGAGCTAGTAATCTGGATAATGAAGATTACACTATTGCAGGATTCTATATTGAGGAGCTGCAAAAGATAGAAATACTATTGATCATACCAAAGAAAAGCAAGGGAATGATCAACATAGAAGATCCAGACCAGTTCAGATTTTATCTTGCACAAACGATACAGCATGAGTACATACATCATCAGCAATACTTGAAGAGAGACGAACTGCCCACGGATTCATTTTCAATGTGTCGAACGGGTAGCAAGGAGAAGCAATATTTGGCCGAAAGAGATGAAATCGATGCATACTCTTATGACATCGCTATTGAGGTGCATAGATATGGATGGGACAATTCTCAAACATTGAAAATATACAAGAAGCAATTTGAAAGCCATCATCCCGTGATGAAAAGATTGCTAAAGAAGACATATAAGAATTTGGGAGTATTGAATGGAAAACTTAGAAGAGTTGATGCGTAGCACGATGGATGAAGCGCATGTTATGTTGAATCGTGCTAAAACTCGCGAAGAGTTCATGGCTATAAATGGTTCACTTTTAGCTGTGGTTCAAGGCATGTATGTCAAATTCATGGGAAATCAATCTACGGCTCAGTTGTTTTATTCTATAGCAGATAAGTTGGCTACTACGAAAGACTAAATATTGAGTAATCTTGGAGATATGAATGACTCAATATAGAATTGATACGCACGAATTTTGGGGTGCGAATAAGACAATATACGAAGTGAATTTGACGACAGATATGTATGGAAATGTCATACCGGGTGGCAATCCGTCGGGAATGGCAGTAGATGCATTTGGTCGTTCAAGAGTCTCTACTCCACTAACACTATTCGACTCATCTCATAGATATAACGACAATGGGCTATGGGCGACATCAAACTCTAGCGGAACTACAGTTACGTTTGACGGAAATGCGGGTCTAATCAATTTGGCTTTGCCTACGACTGCGAATGCTGAAATTATTCGTGAAACGACGAAAGTATTTTCATATCAGCCAGGCAAGTCTCTTCAGATTTTAAACACGTTTGTCTTTAATCCTGCACAAACAAATTTGCGTCAGAGAGTTGGTTATTTTGGTGCAAACAACGGAATATATCTAGAACTTGACGGATCTAATCTATATTTTGTAGAAAGAAATTATGTTAGCGGAACACTAGGTGAGACGCGAGTTGCACAAGCTAATTGGAATATCGATACACTTCTAGGTAATGTAACTTCGAGTCCATCTAAAATAACGTTAGACATAACTAAAGCGCAAATCATGTTCACTGACATCGAATGGCTTGGGCTTGGAACTATACGATGTGGATTTGTCATTGATGGTAGATTTATTCATTGTCATTCATTTCATCATGCAAATTTCATAGCATCCACGTACATGACAACAGCATCACTTCCGTTTAGATTGGAAATAAAGAACAATAACGGCGCTACTGCTAATTCAAGTGTAATGAAACAGGTTTGTTCTTCTGCAATATCTGAAGGTGGGTATGAACTTCGCGGAGCACAGCAAGCAGTTTCTATTCCGATAACGGCTCCAACGGATCTACCAACAGCAGGAACTTATTATCCTGTAATTTCCATACGATTAAAAACATCCCCTAATAGATTGGACGCGATTGTCATTATGACAGCACTTTCTATTCTGGGTATCACGAATAACTGCAATTACAACTGGCAAGTAGTTACTAATGGAACAACTACTGGTGGAACTTGGGTGAGTGCTGGAGCTACTAGTGCTGTTGAATATAACATAACAGGAACAGGATTTAGTGGAGGACGAACTTTGGCATCTGGTTATTCAGCCTCAACTGCACTTTCGTCTGTTGCAACAGACATTTTGAAAGAAGCATTGTTCAAGTTTCAGTTGGAGCGCAATTCGTTCACAAGTACTCCATTTGAATTGACGCTTGTTGCTGCTGGAAGTACGAACGGTGGAGATATCCTTGCATCAATGGACTGGGAAGAAGTTTCAAGATAAGAAGAGAGAAAGAAATGTTAACTTTTAAACAATATTTGATGGAATTTTTTATAAATGAAGCTGTGCTCAATGCGAAGTATTCTTCTAAAGACGGACAAAGACATATAGAAAAATACATAAAGCCATATCTTCCAAAAGGCGATCTTCACGCTCCTGATACACACACTTTGGAAAAAGCACACGGTGATCTTCCAAAAGGAACTAAGTTAACACTAACCGGATTTCATGTGGATGAAAAAACCGATAAGACGCATGTAACTGCAAGACATTCTGGTAGTAAAAAAGAAGTTTCTATTCCTGCCTCAAGTATAAGAAAACCTAGTCAAAAGGATGGTAGACACAATGAAGAACATGCGGTCATGCATGTATGGAATCATTTTTCATCAAAAGGTGCAGAATCTCCTAGCGTTGAAGATATGCACGCCGAAATTGAAAAAGCGAAAACAGATAGAAATCATCCTCTTCATATAAGACATAGGGCGGATCATGAATTTTTTGGAAAAATTTCTGGGAATAATAAAAGAGTTGGAACTAAAGAATCAAGAAAACAAGCTAAACAAACATATTATCAAAATCTAAGAGACGCTGCACATACAGTACATGCTTTAGCAAATCATAGAGATTTTAGATCACATTGGAAAAATAAAGACAAAATAGAACATGCAGGTAAAGCAAAACCTGAATTGTCAGAACATTATAAGAGTAAAGGTGTTAGAGGAGCGGGAGCAACATCAAAGGGCGATGCTCTAATTATAAGATCATCAAAAGGCGGCGGTAAAGGTGTAAAGGCTTTGTCTTTCAAGAAAACCGGCGGATCACAATTGATGTCATCAAGTCCAGCTGAATTTCATGCAATTTATCATCATGCTTTGAAGCAAATGAAAAAAGATAGTCATCAAAATTTAAAGAAACTAGAAACTGCAAGAAATCACATGGAAAAAGGTGAACATGAAAAGGCAAATAAAATAGTTCAAGATTTACACGAAAAACATCCTCATTTAATACATCATGTTACTCATGAAGCTCTTACAGGAAATGGTAAATTTGCTAATCCAGAGGGAAGAGCAACACATGTTGCAAGTATCGGTAAAGATGCTCAAGTATGGACAACTGACGATTTTATGTACGATCATAGACACGAAATATCAAAGTTGAGACCTAGAGTTAGAGGTAGTAAACATGGCGGCACAAAATCTACAGTAAGTTTAGATACTCCAAAGAAAAAAAAGACGGATACAAATAGGGAATAAAAATGTTAACTTTTAAATCGTTTTTGATAGAAGCTGCCGCTGCTGAAGGTATTGCATCGGCAAAGCATCAGGAACATCCTGAAGACAACGCCATCAAAAGTCCCTTCGGCTTTGAACATGCACTATCAACTCTTAGCACCATTCACAATGGTCTAAAGTCTGGAGATTTGGGCGACACACATATCTCGACCAAACTCGATGGAGCGCCAGCAGTTGTCTTTGGTCGTCATCCAAGAACAGGAAAATTCTTTGTCGCAACAAAGCATTCGGCATATGGTAAAGTGCCAAAACTTGCTACATCGCATGATGAAGTAGATCAGTATTTTGGTCACTCTCCAGGTCTTGCACAAAAAATGCACTCAGCACTAGAACACTTGCCTAAAGTTACTCCAGAAACTGGAGTTTATCAAGGCGACTTCATGCATGATTCTGGAGAAAGATATAAAGACGGAAACAAGATTGTATTCAAACCAAATACTCTAAAATATCATATTCCTACAAATACACCAGAAGGCAAAGCAGCAATCAATTCTAAGATCGGATTTGCTGTTCATACGCAAATAGATGGCGATCCAGATAGACCAGAAACATTACAAGCATCACCACTTCGCGATCAATCTGTATTCAGACCACATCGCGATGTGCATTTAGTTTCTCCGGAAATTAGGTTGGGAAATGGAAACCACATTGGAAAAAGAGATAGCGACAAAGTCTTCAATCATCTCGATCTGGCCCAGCAGGTACATGATAGCTTGAGCGATGATCATCATGATATAGTAAATCAACATGATGATCATTTTTCAACTTATATTAATCAAACCGTAAGAACTGGTGAAAAGCCATCAACACAAGGTCTTCGCAAGCATATAGAAACTCGCATGCAAAAAGACGTTGATAAACTAAAATCCGAAAAAGGTAAAGCCGCTGCTACAGAAAGAATGAATGCGGCTCTTGCTCATCATGATGCATATGAAGATAATTTTTCAAAAGCATTACAGATTCATCATCACGTTCAGTCAGCAAAAAATATTCTCGTTTCTGCATTGAATAAGGCACAGAAAACAGAGAATCCAATGACACAAAGCATTGATGGAACCGAGACAGATCCAGAAGGATATGTTGTACAGCATAGAGATAACATTGTGAAACTTGTTGATCGTGGCGAATTCTCAAGAGCCAATTTCAACAAACCCAAAGAGTGGAAGAAGTAATCTTTACTAAATACTCTCGTCACCGCTAATTATGGGAGTATACCATGGAAGCAGAATTCTTCAAGCTGGTGGCGGAAGTTGGATTTCCAATTGCATCTTCTATAGCAGGCGGATACTTTGTTTTTCTTACGCTTAAATTTATCTTAGCCGGCGTTCAAAGTTCAGTAAAAGGATTGAGTGGAATTATTATGGCTCTTGACAATCGCGTCAAGACTATGAACCATGACATCGTGAGAATTGACACTTTGATCTCTACAGCACTTCATGTCAGACCCGACACCGATAGACTCGCAAGAGCTGACGGCAAAAACGACGCAAGAAAGGACTGAACATGGATCTTGTACAACTAATCAACAAATACGGATTCCCTATCGTTGCTGCTGGCGGTATGGGTTATCTCATTTTCTACGTATGGAAATGGGCCACGGCAGAAATCAAACCTGTGTTATCTGAAGCAAACACAGTCCTGATTGCATTGATCGACCGCGTTAGAATGTTGGACAATGATTTGATTAGACTTAATCAAAAAATCAACATCGTTCTAATGATGAGGGAAACATATGCAAACAAAAACAAGAAGGATACTGAATAGCCTTCTACTTTTTGTCACTCTATTAACTACAACCATTGCACTAGCACAAGTTCTTCCTTCGGGATATATTGGTACGGTTACAAATAATACACCGAATACCTGGCAGACCTATTCGTACTCG